TTGCTTCCTGCTGTTCTTTTATCAAATCTATTTCATCGTCATCCAAATTCATCATAAGCCGGAGAAACGCACCGGGTGGGATTATGTCCTGGTTGGTTGGCGCCGAACTGTAATTCTTCAGAGTTTCGGATCGTATCTTCCCGACGTCGGCCAATTCTTTATCAGATTGTTCATACATACTTGCCCAGGTTACTTTGTATCCATCTTCTTCACTGATAACCTTTGGTAAGATGCCTAACTCGATGCATCGATCTACAAACGCCCTGACCATAATGGGCTCCGCATATTCCTCCCGTCTGGTCTGAATCATACCGAACCAACTATCCTGATCCTGGGAACTTGCAAGTTCCCCTCTTTCAGAACCGGTCAGAATTCTTTTTGGAATACCAGTTACTGCTGAAATCATTTGGATCTGAACATCTACATGTGCTGCCGGGTCCGAAACCTGAGATGTTAACGCCTCCATGCTTACCCCTTGATTCACCAGAACCCGACGCAGATTATGCTCGTACTCATTAATCTGATTCTGCAAGTCATCTATCGTCTCTGTAGTCATCTGAAAATCCGGGTCAACCTTTCCATGGTATCCTGGTCGGGCACCTCGCCAAAACATTTCAGCAGAACTCCCAACCAACTTTTCCAGATCTTTAAGTCGATTGAACACAACTTCCATTTTCGGGGAAGAAATCATTTCGTCTTCCATGACGTCTTCCCCGACAATATGAATCACTCTGGAATAATGAACCCGAAGATCTTCAGTAGTAGAACCGCCAGGGCGGGAAACAGAAATCTGATAAACAGTTGGCAATCCATATCTATCACTTGAAGTGTTATCATCCCATTCAACTATCTGAGCTGATTCTTCGGATAAAGGCTTCAAAAACATCAGTTTGCGTTTCCCACCCTTGACAGCCTGGAGGAAACTTTCTTTTGCGGGGGTGTCATCCAGTCCCAACAACAAAACTCCATAATGGCCCATCGCGGTTAACTTGTCCAGACGGATGAAAATTGTGCGGAGTTTAAACTCCTTGTTCAGTTTTACCCATTCCTTTTCCAGCGCGGTATCCTTTTCGTCAGTAGCTTCCAGAAGTGTCAAATCCCCGCGCCAGGTAGCACTGACGGGCTTAACAATAATGGCTTTGGCAATATCCTGACGTCGGTACTGGGCATAATAGTCCTGGTAATCAAGATCTAACTTATAGCCAAGGGCCTGATACAGATCCCGATCACCGTCATATTGATAGCCTAATCGGCCGAAATGGGAAACCCGGGCCAGAAGGGTGCCCTGTAATTCAAGCAATGTATGAAGGCGCTTTACATCTTGTACTTCTTTCAGGTTTTGTATTTTATCAGTCATTATTTCCTATCCTTATTGAAGATAGAACCCGCAACTCTTTTACGGGCAAGCTTGTTGAACGCCCCGGAAGATGCATCTACTTGGTCAGCATACGTAGAAAATGGGAAATCTTTCAATTCATCTACATAATCCTTATTCCACACCGCCGTTAATAAAAATACTGAACCTACATTCACCTGGACACTATATGGATCTGCCCTTACAGCCTTATCACCAGTAGGTCTATCAGATCGTATAGAATAGCCTGCAAGATTCCTTATTGTGGCCTGGGCTTGATCCTTTCCACCTGATCCTGGTTCTTGTTCCTGCCAGATTTCTACCCCATGCCCATCAGCTTGTGCAGTTTCCAGTATAATCCGTTCTCGTTCTTCTGACGCCCATCGACCACGTTTTACATCTTCCACCAGGAATTTCCCAGATGCCAGCCTATGCATTTTTAATCCCACTGTCCAGGCAGCCCGTTTGTTTTCCTTCTCAGTGGTTCCCGCCTTGTCCCAAAATCTAACAGACTGGACCAAATTTACAGGGGAAGGCATACTGGATAGATATTGTAGATGGTCTGTTTTAAACATACCTCCTCCGGGAGGACTTGGATTCTGCCCTACTTGCCCGGCGTATCCATACTGTCCCAAGTCTGCTTCCATATCTTCCATTACAGGCCAGGGCATTCTGGTTGGGTCCAGTAAGTCATCCACATAGTTATCTATCAGTTCTACAGGCTTTACGAACGCCCTGAAGGTTGCTATTTCCCCCGGTAAACAGATATGCCGTATATTCTTCTTCTTGGCCAGTAGATGCCCTGAAGGGTCATCCTGGTGTAAGCGTTGCATAATGAGGACAGTTACAGTTACCGCTTTATCTACCTTTCTTGTGGATAGGGTTTGACCTATCCATCTGTTTGCTTTACGGAGTTCAACATCTGAGGCAGCAAGGTGGGGGTTAAGTGGATCATCCACAAGTAAGATATGACCGTGGAAACCTGTTAAGGTTCCGCCTACAGATGTACTATATCTGGAGCCCCCTATTGCTATTGTTCCGTTTGGGTTTTGCTTTACTACTTTGAAGTTTGATTTAGTATCCTTATCCCGTTTGATACTTAGCTCAGGAAAGTATTGTTGGAACTTATCTGACCTTACTATGTCCCTGGATAGTTCGGCTTGTTCCAGTGCCAGTTCTGCGGAGTAGGATGCAGCTATGAATCTCATCCAGTGCCAGTTGACCCAGCACCATACAGGAAACATTACGGAACAGGCGATTGACTTAGTGGTGCCCGGGGGGATGTTAATGATTAGATCGTACTTTCTTGGTAGTCCAAGAGAAACTTGATAGGCCAGTTTGGATAGTTCAGTTGCAAGTAAATCAATATGCCAGTTCCATAGTAGAGCATCAGTAGTTACAGTTTCCCAGAACTCCTTGATAAACTTGGAGAAATTGCGTTTGCATTGTTCTGCGTGGATTGGGGTGGGGTCTGATAATAAGGATTCTATATCCCGTCTTGGTAGGGAGGTGTCTTGATATTTACGTCCTGGTTGGACTGAGGCTGATGTTCTTCTCATTGGTTTAAATCATATCCTCATCAGATCGAAGAAATTTATCCATATCTTCCGCACTCATCCTTTTCTTTGTTCCGGCCTTATCCTTAACCATGTAAGTAGTCTTCCCTGCTGAAGAATTACTTGAAGAAGGATCAAACGTAATTCCTCTGTTTTTAAAAAGAGACACCGCTCTATCAATCGTCAATTTTTCATGGGAAGTTGGTTTCGGATAATCCTTTCCTTTTCCAGTTCCACCCGTCCCACTTCCCCCAACTTTGCCAGGAATGCCGGAATGACCAAAATTACCGGAACCTTTACCACCTTGTATTAATGGTTGAAGTTCAATTTCACCGCTTGCTAATCTTCTTTGGAAATCCTGTATGAAATCATCCATTTATAGTGAGACTCCCATTATTTCCTTTTTATTGGTTTTGTCAACCATCTTTGCCAGAAGTTCCAGCTCCTCATCATCCAGTTGGGAAAGGTCTGCTATTGTTTTCTGGGTGCGGATTGGGCCTCCGCCCCGGCCGGTAAGTTCGTGATGATCTTTTAGGCCTAAATCTCTTGCAATTATGGCTTGGTTGAGTAAGTCGGCGGCTGCTCCAGTGAATTTCTGGGTGAAGATTACGGATTCTGCGGTTTCGCATACTAATGAATATGCTGTTCCCCTGTTTCTTTTATATTCCACCCAAGTTTCGCGTATAATCCGGATGAATAACCATAGACCTTGTAAGGTCATTGCTCGCATTTTAGGGACTTTCACCAAGTTGCCCATACCTTTGTAGCCGATTAATTGGGTTGCGTAAAGGGGATGAGTTTCAACCCACTTGAAATATTCACAGCATCCTTGCCATAATTGTACCGGGCTTGAGAATGCTCTGGGTTTTCCACCAAGTGAGGCTAAAGGGGATGGGTCTGGGATGAAGGAAGCAGTTGCTTCCCACCAGAATTCTGCATTGATATGGTTATTAAAATGCCCGTTCAAGGGCGGTTTTCTCCTAAACATTATTCCTCTGGATTCATGAATTTTGTGAATTTCCCAAAATTTTATAGGAAAAAAATGAGGAAGTCAAGGATTATTTTGAACTTTTTTCAAAATGAACATCTAACCCATTGATTTCTATTAGGATAAAGTTTTTTAAGTTTTTTTTAAAAACAGGCATTTTTTGCTTGACTTCTTGTTATAAAGGCATTATATTAAAAACAAGATAGGGAGTTCAGGTGGTCAGGCTAAGGGCGACCAGCAAAATAAAGCGAAAAATACCCGACCTGAACTTCAAACCGCCACAGGATTTACCATAGGGCGGATTGGTTGGGAAAAGTCATTCCCTCTCCCGCGGCCCAAAGTGATAATGTTATTTAGGCAAGGATTTCCAAGGGAGGTGCAAATTAGCAGCGCCAAATATCGGTTGAGGCCCGAAGATAAGAACCTCCCGGTGGTGAAACGGATTTCACTCTGGACTTGTAGTCAGTCCCAGACCCTATTGTGGTGAAAAAGGCTAAGTGACCTCACTTTTAACAAATCATATCATCAAGATACATGATTTCATTTTTCGACCCTGACATCCAGGATCTTTTCTTGGATATTAGGGATGGATGAATGAGATTACTAACCTTATTAAATAAAGGAGATTGAAAATGAAAGTTATCACCGAAGATTACCTGCGTAAGCTGGCCTGGAAGGGTATCCTTGCCATCAACGAAAAAACCCGGACGGAAAAAGAAGTAACCGTCCGCTGGGTGTACG